ATGTAACCTTCCCGGATGGAACCACAACTGAGTATGGGCGGCTGGCAAGAACCGGTGTAACATGGGATAGTGAGTTTCAGGTTTTCACAGTTAACAATGATGTGGAGGAAGCTTCTACACGAAACCAGGACATCTCTATGGATTATGATTTCTTCCATTCAGGGCTTTTGCCGCTGGCCTGTGGAAATGATTATTCAGTAAAAATCGTGCCCAAGGACATCAATGTCTGGATTTCACGTTTGTTTCTTGGAGATGCTGACGGTTTTTCTATTCTTTATTATCAGGATGTAGACAGCCTTGTTTATTGGGCAAACGAGGCAGCGTATCGATGGAAGCTTAGAGGAATTGCCATATGGTCTTTAGGACAGGAGGATATGAGACTTTGGGAGGCACTGCCTAAACAAATATAATTAACGATTCAGGAGTGTTTGCGAAAAATTGCAGGCACTCTTTTTATATATTCACCAATCATGAAGGAGGTAAAAATCATGAAGGAAATATGGAATTGGGTACAAGCTGCACTTACAGCATTTGGTGGATTCTTGGGCTGGTTTTTAGGAGGTTTTGATGGTTTTTTATATGCATTAGTGGCATTGATGGTAGCTGATTATATCACTGGTGTCATGTGTGCCATTGTTGATAAGAAGCTATCTAGTGAGATCGGATTTAGGGGCATCTTTAAGAAGGTGCTTATTTTTGTTTTGGTCGGAATTGGACATATGATTGATACGAACCTTATCGGAGAGGGTAGCGTGCTCCGGACAGCCATTATCTTTTTCTATTGCTCCAATGAAGGAATATCTATGCTAGAAAATGCTGGTCGACTAGGACTGCCAATACCAGAACAGTTAAAAGACATTCTTGTACAGTTGCATAACAAAGGAGGAAATGAGTAATGAATCTGAGGAAACTTATTCTAACTGAAAATGCGTGTTATAAGGCAGGCAGAAAGATTACACCGAAGGGCATTATGGTTCATAGCACTGGTGCAAATAATCCGTATCTTCGTAGATACGTTGGACCGGACGATGGCCTGTTGGGTGTAAACGAGTACAACAATCACTGGAATCAGGATAAACCAGGTGGGAGGCAAGTATGTGTTCATGCATTCATTGGAAAGCTTAAGGATGGTTCAATTGCCACTTATCAAACCCTGCCATGGAACCATCGTGGATGGCATGCAGGTGGAAAGGCAAACGATACTCATATTGGTTTTGAAATCTGCGAGGACGGTTTGACCGATGCCGCGTATTTTAATGCGGTTTATAAGGAAGCGGTAGAACTGTGTGTGTATCTCTGCAAGCTCTATAACTTGACCGAAAAAGATGTTATTGGTCACTGTGAAGGATATCAAAAAGGCATAGCAAGTAATCATGGCGATCCGAAAAACTGGTTTCCAAAGCATGGAAAAGGCATGGATACCTTCAGAGCGGATGTGAAAAAGCTATTAAGTGAAGGAGAGAAGCCTGCAGAACAGGAGAAAAAGAAATATTATCGTGTGCAAATCGGTGCCTATTCTGTAAAAGCCAATGCGGAAGCGCAACTTGCCAAAGCTAAGAAAGCTGGTTTTACCGATGCCTTTATTAAGTACGATTAACGAACAGCTAATTTTTATGACCCGAGGAGTATAACAGCTCTTTGGGTCATTTTTTTTGCCTTTTAGGGGTTCGAATCATCAAGGATTTTTGCATATAGGTGCAGGGTTTTCCCTGTAGAAATGGAGGTTGCCTATATGCAGATAACTAAAATTACAGATAAACAAGATTTACTATTAAATCCAAAAAAGAAATATTTAAGTGCTGAGGTGCTTCAAAGAGAATTTGATTATTATAGAGCAGAAAAATTGCTTAGAAAGATGCTCGAAAAAGGCTTAATAACGGAAGTGGAATTTAACAAGATAGACGCACTCAACCGCCAAACTTTCTCTCCTTTTTTAGCAGAGATAATGCCCTGAAGCCGTTGATATATAAGGGTTTCGGAGGTAATATGTGACCTACCAAGAAGGAGGTGAGTTGATGAAAAAGATAACGAAAATAGAAGGAAATCAAGATTATATTTTTAAGCCAAAAACACGAGTAGTTGCCTACTGTCGAGTTTCTACAGATAGCGATGAACAACTAGTCAGCCTGCAAGCACAAAAGGCTCATTATGAGACCTACATTAAGGCAAATCCAGAATGGGAATATGCAGGCTTATACTATGACGAGGGTATCAGTGGTACGAAAAAGGAGAATCGCTCTGGTTTACTTAGAATGTTATCAGACTGTGAAACCAGAAGCATTGACTTAATTATTACAAAGTCCATCAGTAGGTTTGCTAGAAATACTACAGACTGTTTAGAGATGGTTCGTAAACTGATGGACCTTGGGGTTCATATTTATTTTGAGAAGGAAAACATTAATACAGGGTCAATGGAAAGTGAATTGATGCTCTCCATTTTAAGTGGCCTTGCAGAGAGTGAGTCAATTTCTATTTCAGAAAATACTAAATGGGCAATTCAAAGACGATTTCAAAACGGAACATTTAAAATTTCCTACCCACCCTATGGCTATCAAAACATTGACGGTCGCATGATAGTAAATCCTAAGCAGGCTGAAATTGTGAAGTATATTTTTGCAGAAGTATTATCCGGCAAAGGTACACAGAAAATTGCAGATGATCTTAATCGAAAGGGTATCCCTTCAAAAAGAGGTGGTCGTTGGACAGCTACTACCATTCGTGGAATCTTGACCAATGAAAAATATACTGGCGATGTTATTTTGCAAAAGACCTATACTGACAGCCGTTTTAACAGGCACACTAATTACGGTGAGAAAAATATGTATCTAGTAGAAAATCATCATGAGGCAATTATCAGCCATGAAGATTTTGAAGCTGTGGAAGCTATTCTCAATCAGAGGGCAAAGGAAAAAGGAATCGAAAAGCGCAACAGTAAATATCTAAACCGATATTCTTTTTCCGGTAAGATTATTTGCTCGGAATGTGGCAGTACCTTTAAAAGACGGATTCATTCATCTGGAAGAAGAGAGTACATTGCTTGGTGCTGTAGTAAGCATATAAGCCATATAACGGAATGTTCCATGCAGTTCATACGAGATGAAGATATAAAGACTGCATTTGTTACGATGATGAATAAACTCATTTTTGGTCACAAGTTCATATTAAGACCACTTTTGAATGGGCTACGCAGCCAGAATAATGCAGAGAGTTTTCGTAGAATCGAAGAGTTGGAAACCAAGATTGAAAACAACATGGAGCAAAGTCAGATGCTGACGGGCTTAATGGCCAAAGGATATCTGGAACCTGCTATGTTTAATAAAGAAAAGAATTCATTGGAAGCAGAAAGAGAAAGTCTTTTTGCGGAAAAGGAACAACTTACCCATTCTGTCAACGGAATTTTTACAAAAGTAGAGGAAGTTGACCGACTGCTTAAGTTTACGACTAAGTCCAAAATGCTCACAGCCTATGAGGATGAGCTGTTTAAAAATTATGTAGAGAAGATTATTGTGTTTTCACGGGAGGTAGTTGGGTTTGTATTAAAATGTGGAATCACACTGAAAGAAAGGTTGGTGAATTAGATGGGTCACACACCCTTTGGATATAGAATTGAAGATGGAAAGGCTGTTGTAGATGATAAAGCAGCAGAACAAGTAAAAGAGTTATTTTCAGGTTACTTGTCAGGATTATCCTTGAAGAATGCTGCAATAAAAGCTGGGATAGATTGCTACCATGCCACAGTAAGTAGGATGCTACTGAACAAGCAATACCTTGGAGACGAATTCTATCCTCCAATTATTGATGAGGAGATATTTGAAAAAGCAAGGTTAGAAAAACAAAAGCGAGCAGAAAAACTTGGACGGATATGGGAGCCTAAAGATGTACCAAAAACGGATTATCCTGTAGAGTTCAAAGCAAAACCTCTGGTACAAAAATATGACGATCCATATAAGCAGGCAGAATATGCTTACAGTTTGATAGAAAGTGAGGTGTAACCAGTGGCAGTTAGCAGGAATGTAACAGTAATTCCAGCAATAAAACGAATCGGAAATAATAAAAATAGTGAGAGTAAACCAAAAATACGAGTGGCGGCTTACTGCCGAGTTTCAACGGATAGTGAGGAGCAGGCCTCAAGTTACGAAATTCAGATTGAGTATTATACAAACTATATTAAGAGGAACAAGGAATGGGAATTAGCAGGTATTTTTGCGGATGATGGTATCACTGGTACCAATACGAAAAAGCGTGATGAATTTAACCGTATGATTGAGGAGTGTATGGCAGGCAATATTGACATGATTATCACAAAATCAATCAGCCGATTTGCCAGAAACACGTTGGATTGCCTTAAGTATATCCGTCAGTTAAAGGATAAAAACATTGCTGTGTTCTTCGAGAAAGAGAATATCAACACTATGGATTCTAAGGGGGAAGTATTACTGACTATCATGGCATCCCTTGCCCAGCAAGAAAGCCAATCACTAAGCCAGAACGTTAAGCTGGGTATTCAGTATCGATACCAGCAAGGTGAAGTTCAGGTCAACCACAAGCGTTTCCTTGGTTACACCAAGGATGAAAACAAGCAATTAGTGATTGATCCAGAGGGTGCTAAAGTTGTTAAACGGATTTATAGGGAGTACCTAGAGGGAGCCAGCCTTTTGCAGATAGCAAGAGGACTAGAAGCAGACGGTATTCTAACAGCGGCAGGCAAAGCCAAATGGAGACCAGAAACACTGAAAAAGATACTGCAGAATGAAAAATACATCGGTGATGCCCTTCTGCAAAAAACATATACGGTTGATTTCCTTTCTAAAAAGAGGGTCAAAAATAACGGCATCGTTCCCCAGTATTATGTAGAAAACAGCCATGAGCCTATTATTCCACGCGAGCTTTTTATGCAGGTTCAAGAAGAGATGGTTCGAAGAGCGAATATCCGAGGAGGTAAAGGTGGTAAAAAGAGAGTCTATAGTAGTAAGTATGCTTTATCAAGTATTGTTTACTGTGGGCAATGCGGTGATATTTACCGACGAGTACATTGGAATAACCGAGGTTACAAGTCTATTGTTTGGAGATGTGTTAGTCGTTTAGAGGAAAAAGGCTCTGAATGTACGGCACCTACCATAAATGAGGAAACATTACAGGCAGCAGTGGTTAAGGCTATTAACGAACTTTTGACTAACAAAGAGCCCTTCCTCTC